CATAGTTACACTCCATATAGCTTTAGGTCTATAATCATCAATCCTGGTAACCCACTGAGCATCATGTCAAACCGTTGCCTGTACTATGTTGGAATTGTGCCTCCAAATCATGATTTTCGAAACATGATCAACCAGTTCCGTGATTCAGATGAAGGAAAACACTTTGCTCTCAAGGTTGGTCAATGTTTCAGCTTGTCACCAAGCTGGAGAATGGTGACAGATACGAGAGATTGCTTCACGACCGCAAAGAAGCAGAGATATCGACTTCCCTTAGAGGTGCTAATCATGATCTGGCACATGTTGGACAACAAAGATAGGGAGATGATGGCTAGTTGCTGTAAGCAGTTTCGAGAAGCTACAAAATGCCACTGTTGCTCAAGGGTAACCTGCTTAGTAGAGCAGTTCTGGATTGCTTCTTATTACAAATTCCTTGAACGTTACGACTCTTATTCTAATGGTTCTAATGAGTATGATGGAGATTATGCATGGGAATATTATCATGATGAAATTGATTGGGAAGCAGAGTAAAAACCAATCCAAAGATGTGTCGTATTGACGTAGCCTCTCTGTCATGAATCTCAATGAGAAACAAAAGAAGCTGAATGCAAAATAAAAAAATTTGACCACAACATTAAAAACCTTTGAAACTGAAACTTATCATGGCCAACAACCTACATGGACTGAATTCAACATTGTCAATAGCAGATTGTGTTCGCATGCTCAATGATACTCATGAGGACTACGATCTAGAAGAACAACGTACGAAAACAAAGATCGTATTCGAAATGGCACAGCTATTGACTCATGTACAAAAAGACGACTCTGATCCTGAAGAGTGGTGGAGTATAATGAAGTGGGCCATTTATCAGATCAAGAAATATAAGATAGATCATTCGACATCACCTGGCCCAACTCGGCGAGCATTCTATACTATTGCTACGTTATCTATGAAAATGAACGGCATTTCGAGTCTCGACAAATTCAGGCGTGAATCAGAGGCTATAGTCAGTGACTGGGTAAAGTCAAATGAACAGCTGGAAAATGTCGACATCGTGCAGACTATGACGTTCTTTGTCTGTGTTTTTTCTATGTGGTCAGCTTATGATCAGCTGATGGTAATCACTAGAAATGAAAAATACAAAGGCATTGCCAACTTATTGGTGGACAAATTCAAGAGTAGTACTATTGCTTGTGATCATGATTTGAATGGCAAGAAAGATTGATATGCTTCCTTCAACAGTTCTGTACTATACGTAAAAAAACCTTTTAGGAATTGCAGTGATGAAATATCGCAAAGAACTGAATGGGTACTCAGAACGATGGAAGTTTGCAGATGGATTGACGGAACATCTTGCTGCTCCTGAACTCGAAGATGTGAGGGTTAAGTTCGAAGTACCATTTATTGCAGATCTCCGAGATGATCCAATCCCAAAACGAACCTCCACCTTAGATCCCAAGAAAATCCGTTTGCCAGCTCGGCTAAATAATGCTCTCATTCCTTATCCTCAAGCTCTGAAAGAAGTATTACTCTTAAACAAGCCCATTGTTGGGAATTCTTTCCACGGTCATCATAAGAGCCAGATCAATTTATTGATGATCGCGAAATCCAAACTTGAGAAGAAGCTTCATCTTCAACAGAAAGAGTTGAGATTTGACGTTCCTTCACTAAAGAAGCTGGTTAAATGTCAATATTCTACGAGAACAGAACTTATCAATTTGAGCGCCCTCGAATTTGCGAAGAAAGCAACTGGTTACGAACTCTCAATCGCAGCAATGGAAGAAATTCATTATCAACCAAATCAAAAGATTAAATCACCCTACTTGTCTTTCTTAATCGCAATGCAAAGGATGAGAGTGTTGTTATGTTCCCATCAGCAAGAAACACTACCAGAAGAGTATTCGGATATCTCAAATTCTGCAGATGGCACTGTGACAATATTCAAAGATGGAACATATAGTCAAGTCTGTGTCAATGAGAAATACTCGCATTTTCTGATTGTTGCAGGTAGCCATTTCATGATCTATCATAGTTCTGTCGGATATTGGTTTTCAGGTAACTTTTCCTATCTTGATTATGCTCTCACTCTCTCTGATACCATAAACAACCTTGAAGTATTATCATATGATAAATCTTACGGATGGGCACGTGACTTCTTCCTACTGCTAATCGATCTAGCTGAGTCAGAAAGTGATCACAATCAGATTGTGAACTTCATGAAATCTTTTGAAGGATTTATACTGAATTTGTCAGATTATGATGAATCTTTCGCTATGAATTGGGTTCCTCTCATGGACGGTGCTCATGAGTTATGGACACTTGATCAACTGTTTAGCCATAAATCCTACCCTTTTGAATATGTCCCTGCTCTTCTTCATGATTCGGCTATTAGTATACCAAGGGAATCGTACTTGTGTAGATTCATTGTCATACTGAAGAAAATGACTCGTTCTCAAATGCAGGAAATATCTGCTCTCCATAAGTTTGTCTTCTATTCAGAAGTTGATGCTGAAGCTGGAGTGAAAAAATTCCTTAAAAGAGTACACACTCCCAGAGCTGTTGACAGATCTGCTGTGAAGAATCTTACAAGGTTAGCTAAGCAAGAGTTCATCACGTCGTATGCAAAGAAACATAAATCCTTACCTACAATCCGAGGACCTCAACAGAAGATCACCCTCCTTCAAATCCACTTCAACAAGCACCAGTTACATAAAACAAAAGAGTTTGCTTTGACTTGGTGGGATGATCTACAACCATGGGCTTGCATGGACACAACGCTCACAGATGATGCTCTAGAGTTTGCGAAAGATAAAGGTGCATTGAAGGCTGAATTCACCTGTGGACCTGGAGATAGTAGGAAAGAATTACTGCAAGCTATTGAGCTTCCTGATTACAAATTGAAGGATCTACTGGCAGATGGTTCCTTCAAAAGGCAGACTCCTTCTGTGTACAGATCTCGACAATCTTCTACTCCGATTTCCCACAATCACCCGGCAAGATTGATTGAGAAAGAGAGGGAGCAGAAAGAAGAAGCAAGATTATTTGCAAATGGAGAATTGTCTAACAAGCATGCACTTAGCGTGATCACGACAAAAATGAAGAAAGCACTGTCTTACTTTGATGAACAATTGATGACACCGTCTGATTCTCAGAGGAAACTGCTCTTACATCAAGCTGCTCAAACATTACTTCAAAACGATCACTTTTCAATCTTACTAGACATAGAGGGACATAATCAATCAATGCAAGAAGAGAATACCAGTGAATTGCTCGAGTTTTTGGGCAACATCTTCGGAGAAACTGGTTGGGGCTCTCTTGCTAACTACTTCGGTGCTCTGTTCGTATATCATTATGATGAGTATACTGATAATGTGATAGTCAGTAAAGGCCAATACGGTGGTATAGAAGGTTGGATGAACCCAGCATGGACACTCCATACGCTCTTGATGATGAAACTTCTTCGATATATGACTGACATAGACTTGCCACAGATTATGGTGTATTCTGATGACGTTAACGCTATAACAAGAATACAACAAGCAACAGAGATGAGCATGCAAGCTATGTTCTCGAAGATTATGAAACACTGTGAGAAATTTGGGATGATTGCCAAATTCAGTCAAACAACGCTATCAAAGCATCGTGCAACCATGTTAAGGCAGCATTATTCGGAAGGTCACAGAG